AGGCAAAGGTCGGGCGAGTCTATTGGAATCAGCGACCACGGCACGTAATTTATGGCCGTGCCGCCTGTGCCATCGCTGCCAGTGCCTGCATCCTCCACCAGCGTTGTATAGGTCATGCGGTACACCCGCAAGTCCATTCGCTTTTCGGTGGCGAAGCCTGTGCGGCTCAGTGCGCCGAAGTTCGTCCCGGCCAGCCCTTGCAGGGCCGCATGTACGTCTTGAAGCGTGTCCAAGTGGCCGAGCGCTTCGTCTTGGAATGATGGCGAGGTCTTCGAGTGCGTCCGCTCAAATAGTTTGAACGCCACCCGAACGCCCAGCACCATCGTGCCTTGCTGTGACACGCCAGCGAGGTCTAGGTAGTTGGCAGAATCAAAGCCAATCAGTACGCAGGGGAAGCTCACAGGGGGCGTTTCCTGCTCCAATTGGCCAAGGTCGAAGTCTGCCCAGCGGATGCCCGCAACGCCCGCAACCGCTGCGCTGATTTCCTTAAAAGTCAGTTTATCCATTGAACTTCTGTTTTAGCAGTTGCAAAACCTTCTGTTGAATGCGGGCTTCCAAATATTGCGACGGCCCCACATATTGCCGCTTAGGCATCGTGAATCCAGCGCCCCGCCCCGCCTTGCCGCCCTCGTTGTGGACACGCATGTAGGCCAAAGGGAAGGTGAAATCAACTTGCTTGCCTCTCGTCGTGCCTTTCAGTGCATGACCTTTCATTAATGAGGTATCAACAAGTATAGCCTTGCCTTGATTTTTCTTTGTGGGCTTTAGCGGTTGCCACGGCTTAAACCCTGCATCGGTAAAGCCCTCGTCCCGAAAGTTCTTTTCGTGAAAGCGCTCGGCCTCTACTTCAATGATGTCATTTGCAATCTGCTCCTCCAACTGTGGTATGGAGGCTTGCAATCGTCGGAAAAATTCGGCGGGTGTTTCCATTAGATGTATTTGAACACGATGGCCACCAGTTCGCCAGCCACCATGAATATTAGGCCGTAGATTATCCTTTCCAGCCGCCCGACCTTTTCCTCCTGCACGGCCATGCGGCTCGTGATGTTCGTCACGAATTCCTCTTGTAGTTTGTCCATTTTCTCGGATAGTGTTGTCGTCGTTTTAACGAGGGCCTTTACCTCGCCGCTCATTTCGAGCAGCAGCTTTGTTTCTTCTGTCATGGAATATGTTTATTGAATGAGCTTAAAAATTCCATCTGTTACCGTAAGCTTGAATTCCATCCCGGCCACCAACACCTTATATATATAGGTGCTGCCTTCGATACTCACGAGTGCCACCTGCGATGCCATAACGTGCAGGTAAGTCAACAGGTCATTCCTTACCGCAGGCTCGGCGCTCGTTGCTGCCAGCGTCTTGCTGATGAAATCCAAATCCACCTTGGCCGCTTCGGTCATGGCTGGCAGCTTGTGGGTAGTGCCGACGTATTTCTCAGCGAGCTTGTACACGTCGGTCATTTCGTATTCTGCCCGTAGCGCCTCGCTACCTTTTTTAATCGCTGCGAGGTCGGGTTTGTCCCAATTGAAATAGGGATGGTCATCGCCAAGTATTTTGCCCGTTTTCCCAGGGTTGTTTGCAAAACCCTTTGGCAGCGTGTAGTCGAACCCATCAGGAACGTTTTTCGTGGGTTCGTCAGTCTGCACCAACAAACACCTGCATTCCCATCCGTTTTTTGGAGCGTGTGTGTCCCAAAAAACATGATGTACTGGATAGACCACATCATTTAACAGGCGATGGCTATCACGCACCCGTTCATCTTGCGCCGTCACATATCGCAAGTTTGGGTATAAATATGCCCGTCGTTCAAACGCCGCCCAAGCAGATGCGGATTGAGCCGCCCCTGCTGCGTGCCGGGCTTCCACTGCCAAATAACGATGTTGTCGTTTTACGACTTTCCCGCCTTGCTCCATAAAGTCCTTTAAAGGAAGATTACGGAGCGTTTTAAGCTCGGCGGTAAGGGTTGCGAGTTTGCCCCCGGCGAAGTGGCTGGCGCTCTGCTTCAATTGTTCCATCAGTTGGAACTCTAGCCAGTCTTTGGGGTCGGTCAGCTTCTTGCCATAGCCCGCCTCTGCGAACTGGTGGAAGCGACTGTAATACTGCTGCCACATTGGAGCGTCGAGGGCGTTCTTTTTCCACTTGCCGCCGTGGAGGCGTTTTAGGAAGTCTTGCTCTAGGACGCCGGGAATCTTTTTGAATTGGTTGGAAAACTCGGCATCGGCTGCCAGCGCCAGATTTCCGAAGTCTTGAAGACTTCGGAAATCTTGCCCACGGCACCCCGCACATTCGCAGCCCTGCGAGTGCTCGTAGAGCGCCCGTAGTTGGATGGTGCGTATGTATTGGCGGTTATTCATCATCGTCTTCGTCGTCGTCGTCCTGTTGGCTTGGGGGTAGGTCGTTCTCGTCGGGCATGGGTACGCCCGCCGTTTCGTACCAGGTGGTCATGCCTACGGGGATGCCGTTCCTTGCCAAAGTTTCCAGCACGGCCAGTTTATCCTTCTTGCCCATGCGCTCCTCCTGCTCATACACCCATTCGGCGGTTTCGGGGATATTGAAGCCGATGCGCCGCAAATAAGGCGTCAGGCGCTCGTTGAGCCAGCAGAGCATGAAAGCCCGGTCGTCCTCGAAAACATCCAACTCGCCTTCCTGTTGGACTTTGCCTTGGGCATAGCCCCCGGTCGTGGCCTCGTTGGTGGTCATGCTATTGCCGAGCAGGGCGATAGAAATAGAGTTGGTACAAGCCTTGTGAAGCTCGCTGAAAATCTGCGAGTTGGTGCCGATGTTGATGGGGTTGTGTACCACGATTTCGGCATCCTTCGGAATGACCATGTAGCCCGCTGCGCCAAGCTCCGAAAGGGCGGTTTCGAGAATGTCCCTTGTGGTTTCATTCTCGTATTTGCCTTCTCGGATGGGGATGCCCATCACCTCGGCAAACTCGGCCCAATCAGAATAGTTTGCCCTGCGAAGGATGGCGGGGATGCAGCATTGCAGCAGCAAACCCAAATCTTCGTCCTCGCCAGCTTCGAGGAGGGAGCGGTTGAATGGCGCTTCCCGATAGGGGAAGCCCTGTATATCGTAGGCTTGCACGGTGACGATGCCAAAGCGGGGTTTGACGTGGCTGCGGTTTACCAGTTCGGTAACGCCATCGCCTGTGGTGTTCCAATCCAGTTCCAAAAGCGTATGGCCGTGGAAGCGGCTGTTGAGGATTTCCCGAATGGCCTTTCTGAAAAAGGACTTGCGGGTGAGCATTTCCACCTCTTCAATTTCCTCGCCCATGTTCATCATGGTCAGGTCTTTGGTGACGGCACGTAGGCGGCGCTCCATGCACTCTTTCACTTGCTCGTCGAGCTTGATGTTCTCGTAGATGTCGTAGAGCTGGCGGCGCTGCTGGCCGTGGCCTTCGGCAGCTTGGAGCGCATTCTTGAAATCGCCCACCTCTGCCGACTTTCGCACAATCGGCGAGACCTGCGTCTTGTTGATGACGATGGGCCTTTTGCTGCGCTGGTAGGCTTGGATATAGCCCGAAAACCAGTTTCCTACGTTATTTAACCAATTAGCCATTCTTGGGCGATTTGCGGCACGTTCCCGTTTATCGGGTGCGATGTATCGCCGTGCCGTGTGTGCGTTGAAATTTAAAGACCTTTAAAGGGTTGTCGAAGATTTCCGAAGTCTTTAAGACTTCGGAAATCTGGCCGCTCCTAAAACCGATTGACCCGCTTCGGCTGCGAACCGTAGCGGATATGAACTTGCTTGGTGACAGCCCTCAAAGGCAAATCGGGAAACGTCTCCTGTTTCTTGACCATTTTCAGCCAAGCCACTGCCGCCTCGTAGCGTTCCCTACGGTCGGTTAGGTCAATGCCCGCCTGACAAGCTCCGACGATGCGGTAAATGGCAATGTCCCGCACGACCTGCACGACCATCGAATTGCGGTTGCTGCCCGTGGCGCTGAAAATGGCGTCGGTGTCGTAGCTGTCGAACAAATAGGTCTTGGCCTCGCCCGTGGCGCTGTCAATGGCCTCTGTTACGATGGCGTCTGTGTTTCTCGTTATCTCGTCCAACTCGTCGGTGAGGATGGAGAGTGAGAGGTCGGATTTTGCGAGGAATGGCATAAGCTTTTTTATCTGTGGTTTACGTCCCGCTGTGTGTCGCTTTTGTCATGGCCGTAGGCCACCGCTGAATCACGCATGACGCAGAGGTGGCCTACGGCCATGACAAAAAG